TCATATCAGGACCCAAGAAAGGCACATTCGTCAAGATGGATGATGACGGTATAATCATCAAGAACCCTTGGTCATACGCTGCCGACTTCTTGGATTCAGACGGTTTCATTAAGACGTCAGAGAGAGGAGAGGTGTCCGTGGGCTTCGTGTCTCTGGGCATCAGGGGCAGGGTGCATTGTCAGCAACTACACAAGTCGATAGGCTACGGTAAGTTGCAATTAAACCAAAGAGCATCCAAGCAAGGCACCTACCAACACAGACTGATTTTCAACTCACAGCCTGAGGTCTACGACGTCCTCAGCAAGATGGTGCCTTACCTATCGGAAAAGGAGGAAGACGCGAGGGACGTCTTGATTAAGATGGAAACACTCAAGCACGACGGGCCTCACGACGATGACAAACGGGAGGGTGATGTAGATGGCAGATGAGAGTCCTGTGAGGAGATTCCTAAACTCACTCAACCCATTCACGAGAAGAACCACCCCTCAACCCCAGATGCCCCTGTACACCACAGGGATTCAAGAGCCAGTGCTGGCCCAAGGCATAACGATACCTGCGTTATACGCCGTATCACAAGAGAACCTCATACTCAGAACAGTGCTCTCTAAACTACAGCAGGAGATATTCAGACGCGGGTACTTCTGGGAGAAAAGATTCAGACTCAAGTGTGACACTTGTGGTGAGGAGCATCACCATGACGTTCCCATGTGCACCTCATGTGGTAGCGAAGTCAGACCCCCTAACCCAGACGAGATAGTATACCCAAGGTGGTTGCTAAAGCAACAGAACTCAATGGAACAGGACTTCTTACATGTGTTGTACGAGATAGAGAAGGACCTCAATGTTGTAGACGATGCCTTTCTCATCATTGTGAAAGAGTACTATGTGGACCCCGATGACGGTGAGATACAGTTCTACAGAGTCAAAGAGGTCATTAGAGGTGACCCCATATTCATGAGGATAGTCTCAGACAAGAGAGGAGTCAGAGGTGGTAGGTACAAGGTGTGCCCACTTCACAGGAACGAGGTCTCATACCCCGGACAGGACCATGTGTGTCAGGTCTGCGGCGGTGATATGGAAGACGTGCACTACGTCAACATGGCAGGTAGTGGTAAGACACAGTACTACCTCAAGGGTGAAGTTCTACATGTGAGCAAATACAACCCTTCCAAACTCTACGGAAGAAGCCCGGTCAACACCATGTGGAGACAGGCCATGACACTCACTGCTATGGACAACTACATGTACACATCATACCAGAAGAGGAGAGCACCCAAGGGTATCATATCAGTCACCACAGACAATCTAGAGTCGATGAAGTCCTTCTGGAAGTCAGTCGATGAGAAGATGGAGAGAGACCCACACTACATCCCCAAGGTCGGTATCGAGAGTTCCAGCGGAAGGGGCGGTGTCAATTGGATTAAGTTCATGGACACGCTTGAGGAGATGCAGTACATCGCCGTCCGTGACGAGATGAGAAACAGGATAGCAGCATTCTACGGCGTGTCAGCGGTATTCATGATTGACAACGGCAAGAGCGGTGGACTCAGCAACGAGGGCATGCAGATTCTCGTCACCAACCGTGCTGTCGAGTACGGGCAGAAGGTGTACACAGAGGTTCTCTTCCCAAGAATGCTCAAGGAGATGGACGTCTCAGACTGGAAACTCACACTCTACCCGAACGAGGAGGAGGACGAGATAACCAGACTACGAAGAGACGAGATGGAGGCTAACCTAGCACAGAGGATGATGATGCTCGGATACAAGCCTGAGTTACTCGAAGAGGGGGAGAGGGACATACGCTTCGTCTACAAGAGGATGGATGAGATGCAACAAGGAGGTGCACCGGGAATGCCGCCAATGGGTGGTATGCCAATGATGCCTCCCGGAGCACCACCCGGAATGCCACCGGGAATGCCACCCGGAGCACCACCCGGAATGCCGCCCGGTATGCCACCCGGAATCATGCAGAGAGTAGCCGGTATGCCACCGGGTGTAGCCAATCCCGGAGGAGAGGGAACGGGTATCAGAAACGCACCACCGGCACGTCCTGAGCAGAGAGCCACAGCAGGCTCAGGCTCACCGATGTCAAACGTACAGCAGAGGGGCCCTCAACAATCTCCCGTTCAGAGAGCACAAAGGGGCATTTCCGACGCCAGAAGGCCTCGTGGGGCATAAGGATAATTAAAGGAGCAACACTTCGGAGGGGACGAGCGAGTATGGATTTATCAAAGATGGACCCCATGACGAGGAAGTTAAACGTACACACTGAGGCATTTACGAAGGCCTTTGAAGCAGGAAACGCAGATGATGCAAAACAGCATCTTGAGGAGATACTCAAGTTCGGTGGTTACATTCATGAGGACCTAACCGTCAAGTTGACGAAAGCAGACAACCCACTATCCACATACGCCAACAACGTACCTGTAATAAAATTCAACGAGAGAGGCACAAACTTCGATGTCAACCAGAGAGACAGACAATTGCCCGGCACAATCATAGCGGCAAGAAACAACAGCAGAATGCAACCCCACACTGGTACTTTCGGAAGAGCATACAGACCAGAGTGAGGAATTAAAGTGGCTGAAGAGAATAAGACAGAGCGACTGATGAACGCTCTAATCACAAAGATGGAGTCAATGGACCACTCTCTCAATTCTCTCAGAAAAGAAAACATCGAACTCAAGAAGATGATTCAAAGACCCGGCAACCTACTCAAGAGAGCAGGTTTCGTATCAGTCAACACTCCCCTATCAGAAGACGTAGAGCCTGATAACTTCAGAGGAGACCTCGACATGGGAGAGGCTACTTTGATGAAGGGTAAGAACTACGACTTTGGGGACATGTCCAACGAGGAAGTGCATGAGATGTCTTGGGAAGACATACACGACCTCGCAGACAACACGAAAGAAGTGGAGGCAATGAAATGAGACCAAGATACGAGGAAGTTTCGTCAGAGGCAGAAGCACTATTGAAGAAAGCACAATACCTAGCGGAGAGAGCGGAGAAACTTGAGAAGTCCGTTCAACCACAATACGAGTCCAAAGCCTCATTCCAACCATCAGAAGTTCACTTCGTATCTGAAACCGGTGGCCAGACAAAGAGCGCGGGTTACTACACCAACCAACAGACTCTAGAGGTAGAGGACGTGGCTAACAAAGGGGCAAGCACCAGCGCAATCAACTTCGATGCTCTTGCAAAGAGGATGAACGCACATCAGACTGGTGACCAAGACCGAGATGTGGCAACTGACAACACCCAACCAGACAGAGACTAGGTGGTAACGTGTGTATGAAGATTCAGTTTCCACTTTCATAGAAGCAAGAGACTCTCTCTTGCTCTCAATACTCGATGGTCTGGATGTAGACGACAGCGTCAATGAGTACGTGTTCGCCAAATCCAACATGCAAATCAACGGATTCTCGCACGATATCACGTGGAGAGAGAACATCTGTGACTCATTCGTGAGGAAGGCGTTCATGCCAAAGTCGGATTATGAGGACGTCATCTCATTCAACAACGACAGATTCCTATCAGCAAAACAACCTTGGCGAAAGAGAGTCAAGAACAGAGGCACGTCCCACCATCACGACTTGGAGGTGTCCCCTCTGGGGAACGCACCTTATGGTGACGCCGAATCACACATGCTCCACCCACATTACGACTCATCCAAGAGAATCCTACCGAGCACCGGTCGCTCTCTGAGGGACGAGGTCATGATTAACCAAGTTCTACCGAGGATAACCAATCAGAAGACACACGCCAAGATAGTCGATGCTATTGAGCACGCGCAGAATGAACGCATGAAGAAAAGCAAGAATCCGCATTACACCGGTATGGGCAAGGGTGACAGAAGGAGGTTCCAAGGTCTTGGTCCGCTTGGTGGGGCTAACGGTAATGCCACCGTCAAGACGACACAGGACGCCTATGAGAGGGACTACCAGAAATGGCTCAGTGGGGATGAGGAGTGGAAGAGCGTCAATCCCGATACGGGTGAGTTGGACCACGACGGCTCTTGGAGACAGGGCGCAATAGCAGATGCGAAGGCTGAGGGGCTCTCGGCTGACACACCAGAGGGGCACTTCTACTCTCAGGAGGAATTGCTGCTGAGAAGGCTCCACGCTGAGGACAGGGCTAGGAGTTGGGGCCATGACCACATTGACACCGAGGAGCCTGAGTTCACCGGCTATGAGGACTTCGAGCCGGGCAAGACGATAGACCACGGCTACAAGTTAGGGACCAGTTCCTTCATTCACCAACTCCAGTGGTTCTCACCCAGAGAGAGAACCGCTATCATGAATGCGATGAAAGACGGTCTCGATAAGATGGGCAACCAGAGCATACAACTACCCGACGGCAGCACAGTATCCGCTGGTAGGGTGAAGAGGTCAACCAAGATGATACTCAATCAGATGACCAATAGAATGGGCCGCACACCCGGTATGACCCACGAGAACCTCTTTGCGAGAAGAGAGAGCAATGAGGAAGACCTATCAGCAGACCAGCAACTGCTCTTCTTCGATGGTCTTGATGATATCGTCCATGGAGGTGAGCACTACGAGGACATACAAAAAGAACTCAGAGACGCGCTTGGTGTCACATTGAACGAGGATGGGCACAACTACGACGACGAGGGCAAGAAGTACAACCAGTTGCACTCGCTCCCCAAACTCAAGAAGCACAAAGAGGGCCTGTCTGACGAGGACATAGAGGGACACTACGACAAAGACGTGTCCCACATCATCAACTCAGGACTCACCGATGGCAAGCATAGCACCAAGCAGATTCTCTACGCACTCGGATACAATGAGGACCTGTCCGAGATTGGGGTTGAGGACAACCACCACTACCCCAACTACAGCGGTCCTCTCATCTCTAAGGAGAAACTCGATGAGATGCTGTTTGATGCCAAGGAAAACACAGGACTGGCTAAGTTTGCCAAGGAGATGCGTAACGAACTCAGGTTGTATGACGGCTACTACTTCAAAGGGGAGGACATGTCACCTGAGGAAATAGAGTTGATGAAGGAATTGAAGGTGCCCGGTAGCGATGGCTACTTCGGTCTTGGTGCCATCTTCTCCCCTCTATTCGCTGGTAGTGGTACCGGTAGGAACCCGCATACAATAATCGAGATGCTCGCAGAACACACCTCAAACCCAGAGGGAGAGAGTCACATAGGCGACACATCGGGTGACAGGTTCATACTCAACCCGGACAACATAGGTCTCTTCGGTTCCCAAGTCGGACACAGGCACGGGGTCTTCAACACTCCCCAAGCGATACAATCCAAGTTCCACAACACCAAGGACGCTAATGAAAAAGGCACATCACCAAAGAACCAGACACTAGCAAACGTGGCAACCCTCTCCCCCGGTCTCAACAACATGATATCGTCCCTGAGTGACGCTGACGTCAAAGGGAGGTTCGGGTCGGAGTTCTCCTTCCTTGACAGAATGATAGCATCCATGCCCTTCGCTGGTAGAGCACCTCATGGCAAGGGCACTAAGAAAACGAAGAAGAAGGCTGGTGAGAGCGTGGACATCGGAGGCACCAACCTCGCCCAGACTCTGGGCATAGGAGACACGCTAGAAAGTCCTGACGACCTCACCTACAATGACTTCGAGGAACAAGTGCACAGGGACGATGTCAGTAAGCACCAAGCGACTTGGGCACACTCAGTGGGTACCATACTTGGAAGGGGCAATGACCTAACGAGACCCCGCGCCGTCATGCAGACCTTCGATGCCAATAGAATGAAAGTCGACGGACACACCTTCGGTGATAGAATAGGAGAGGGTGCTGATGACTTCATGGCCGACCACTTCAACATTGATGTCCCAACAGAGGTACGGGGTAGAATACCAATCTACGAACCCGGTGCCGTTGCCCCCACATTCAGGACTGAGACTGTCCTTCAAGATAAGAAAATGGCTAGAAGCAAACATAATGAGCACGTCAGTAGAATCCAGAGCCATGTGCAGGCAATAGAGCAAATGGCTGGTGTACTTGCAAAACTCAAACCTCCCGGCACCTTCGACATTGGCAATCCCAACCTACACGGCGAGATAGACATCCTGTTCAAAGAATCCAATCTCGCTCTGATGCACCTACCAAGGGGATTCGAGATAGAACTACCCAACGGTGAGACTTGGACAAACAACCTGTCGGTCATGGGTAAAGGGATAGACGTGCAGCAGACCCCGATACAAGCCACCGGTTACAAGAACCTACCAAACCACCTTCGTGAGAAAGGCTTCAAGGTCAATGCAGATACCACTCTCACTGAACTGATGGAACACCTCAGCATGGGTGATGACCACAAACACGCAGACCACTACCGCGAGGTTCTCAGCGCCATCAAGGACAGTCTCAATCCCAATGACAAAGAGGACCACAGGCTGCTCATGTCAGTCAACTCACTCATGACTGACGCACCTGAACTCTACTTGCCGGGTGGCAAGGAGCGCATGTTCTCAGGCCATGGTGATTTCAAATACAGCGAGGTCCTAGGTCATGAGAGCGAGTTCCTACCACATCTGACAGGCAACATGTACAATTACGTCTCACGACTCAGAAACACTGGAAACCACAGCACAGAACTATTTGGTGAGGATTTCGAGAGGGAGCATCTGGTAGAGAGAGGAGACCCAGTCTCACAAGCGGGCATACAAATGTCAGGTCCGTTCTACAGAATGAAGAGAATAGCCGATGAACTAAGGGCGTTCAGAAGCAACTTCTCGCAAAAGCCAATCAAGGACTCACTTGACAACTTGGGAGTCACCTACTACGGCGCACCATCTTTCACCCAATCAGCAGGGGGGAGAAAGAAACAGGAGTTCTCCACTCTCACCGGTGACAGAATAAAGGGTGCAAAGAGCAATCAAGGGATGAAGGTCAAGTCTGACTTTGCTCTTCACGCACTGAAGGATATCATAGTGCACGACCCTAACGTCGACTTGGAAAACGCACCGGACATGGTTGAGAGCGAGATGATTGGCTTTGGACCAAGGGACCTGCATCCGATAGGCGTAGAGGGCAACGGTATACTCGACCTATTCGGATACAACGGCCTGATGAAGTTCAGCAACCATCGACTCAAGCGTAGTGACTACGGCATAGATGCCACCTTCGGTCAACTCGACATGGGCACTAACACCGTGCAACAACCCGCCTCTGCTGTGCCTCTGGACATGATATCAAGGGTATTCGACCAGAACGTCTCTGCCGAGGTACAGAGACAGGACCTACTACCTGAGAACCAGTTCATGAGTGGAGCCAACGCATTCAGGCCTGATTTGGTTAGTGGTGTTCCTGACACAAGCCCCCTCACAATCACGACTAGCGAACCGTCAGACTACGCAACCTTCCTCCTCAATCCCGATACTCTCATCATGAAAGAGGATGACGCACCTAACTTCGTTCCTCCCATAAGACCGATGCACCGTATCTTCGACTTCAAGGACATGGAGCAACTAAGGGGCTTCACTGGCTCTTGGGTAGTATCGAAGTGGTATGAGGGAGAGAGGGTTGTAATCATGAAACTCTCTGATAAGGTATCCGCGTACAACGAGAACAACTCAAGGATGAGTGTACCGGACTGGGTCAAGCAGGGAGTGAGGGGCATGGGTAAGAAGGACTGCACCCTCGATGCCATCCTAGCGGATGACGAGTTGCACGTGATAGACATCACCTACTACGATGACACGGATGTCACTGACATGACCATACAAGAGAGACTGAAGATTCTACGTGGGCAGTATGACGGCTTCAACAAGGTCACCGTGCCCGGACCCCACGACACTAGGATGACTGATGACGAGGGTCTGGAGGACACTGTGAATTCATTACTGGAGGACCACGACTGTCTCCTCATCAGAGATGGCAAGAGCACTTACATGAAAGGGGAGAGGAGACATCCCAAGTGGGTTCTACTGAGACCCAACAAGAATGTCAATCTCAAGGTTCTAGATAAGAGGGGGAAGAAGGACATCACATACAGACTCGGTGCAGGTCCCCTGATTGACAACGACGGTATCGAAAGCGCTACCGTCAACTATGAGGGTGAGGTGTACCTAGATGTGGGGACAGTCACTAGCCCCAAGTCCTTCGACGAGGGTGAGATTGTCGAGGTCGAGGTCACCGGAGTCAAGCGCAAGAAGATAAACGATAGAGAGGTCTATGACTTGAACCCGGTGAAACTCATCGGTGAGGGGCAAGGTGAGTCCAGCGTCAGCATGGAAACACTCAACATCCTAGCAAAATCCACACCAAACCTACATTTCCCACATGACATAGACATAGAGGACAACACAATCATAGTAAAGACCATGATTGAGAATGACGTTTTCTACACTCTAGAGAAGTCAGACTTGGGGTACTGGGTTCACTCCCCTCGCACTCTCCTTTCCGAGTTCGGAGAGTCAGACTACTCAATCAGACTGTCTGAGAGCCTCAAGCCATACTGGTCGCAAGTAGCCAGCATGATGCTCAAGGGCAAAGTCGAGAAGAGACCCATACCTGAGAAGAAGATACAAGACAAGGCCAAGGTACTAGCAGAGAGAAACCAACTACTCAAACCACAGATGGAGAAGGCTCTCAGTGTCATGGTTAGAGCGCTCGATGCTCTTGAGAAGGGCTTCTCAGGACACTTCCCGATGAGTGGAACCAAAGGCCTCGGTATAGACTTCGGTGGACAAGTAGCGAGCCCAAGAGGACCCACTACGCTCGATGGAGAGCAGACTATACCAGATTACGATATGAGAGCACGCCCGACTGAAGACGATGAAAAACCATATCCACATATAAAGCGGCAACGAAAGAAGGGTAAAGGCGTTCAGTACAGCGATTCTGGTGAAGATAAAGAAGCAACAACAGTATAATTTGTTGCCGCTTCATATAAGTAGTATGACCAAGTAAACATGGCCAGTGTGCTATCCCCACTGCGACGTACTGAGTCTGGAATCACCCTCATCAAGGGCGGAGACCTCGTCGTCGCAGGATATGCGAGCGTAGAAGTAGTTGACAAACAAGGAGACAAAATTACGAAAGAAGCATTGAAGGACGCATTCAAGAAATATATGGAGGACCCGAAGTACAGAAACGTGCAACTAGCGCATTCTAACATACAAGTGGGTGAAGTGATTCCTAATTATACAGATAGTGAAGGGAGGTTGTGGAAAAGCGAAGTTGACGATGTCGGCATGTTTGTAGTTGTAGAATTACGAGATGACATCGAGAAAGCAAAGGAAGTCGCTGCCGAAATCCGAAAAGGAGCACTAAGGGGCTTTAGTATCGGAGGACAGGCATTCAAGCGAGTTAGAAAATCAGACTCAGTGCATGGAGACTACCAAGAAATCAGCAAACTAGAACTTCATGAAATCACAATCTGTGAGAAAGGAATCAATCCAGAAGCAACATTTAGGATATTAAAAGAAGACAAAAACAAGGTGAAAAAAATGACAGAAGCAGAAAATGACGTAATGACGCAAATGACAGATGTTCTGTCACGTCTGGAAGGCCGTCTCGACTCCATGGAGAAGGGAGAGATGCCACCGGGCTTGAAAGAGCATATGGAAAGCAAGAAGAAAGACGACGGTGACGAGAAAGACGACGAGGAGAAAATGATGGGTCATGACAAGAAAGATGATGACGATGACTCAGAGAAAATGTACGGACACGACAAAACTGAGAAATCAGAGTACTCCGACGTTATCTCCTCCGAGTACCTCAACTGGATGGAGGACACTCTGAAGAGTGCAGGTGTGGACACATTAGCCGCACGAGCACACTTCGATGACCTAACCAAGGCCAACGCCGGGTCCACCCCTGAGGAAATTGGAGACGGAGCCGTAAGGTTCGGTGGACAAGCACCTCTAAGGGAGACCGTAGACGGCAAGCCAGAGGTCCCCAAAGCCAAATTCGGCACTGGTGGAAAAGGCAAGAAATCCACTCTAGAGAAGTCCGACTTCCTAACAGCAGACAGAGTATCAGACTCGGACATCGAGGCTGCATACGAGGTCTACAAGGCAGCAGCACTTGAGCAGGAGTTCAAGGGCAGTCTTGAGAAGCACTTCTCAAACCGATTCGCATCGGAGAGGCAAGACGAAATCACAAAGGCAGAGGCCGCAGCATACGACGCACGTGGACCTCTAGCCGCTATCGAGAAGTCACTAGCCTCTCTCACAGAGAGAATCGACAGCATCGGCTCAATCGAGTCCGGTGAGACTATCGCAAAATCAGAAACATCAATTCCAGCAGTAGAGGTACCATCAACCGAGGAACTCGCTACAATGAGTTGGGAAGAGGTGCATAACCTCGCAAGCAGTACATTTAGGAGTGATTAAGAATGGCAAGAAACTACATACGAACAGTAACAGACATGGAAAGGTACTACTACGGTGCCGGAAACGCAATGGGCTACTCATACAGTGGCAGTGAATTATTGAAAGCAGACGCACCAATGCTGTCCACCACTGGTGGAACATACAACGCCATCTACGGGCGCAAAGTATGGTCGCAGATGAACCAAGAGTTCAACGCATTCAGCATACTACCAAAGAGGCCTTGGGACAGGTCCGGATGGAGAGTCCTCACGGACAAGCCAAACGGTGGCGCAGTGCACGGTGGAGTTGCAGAGAACGCAACACTGCCTGACACAGTCAAGCCAACCTTCCAGCACGTGGCTGCAAAGCCAAAGACGGTTGCACACACCTTCGACATGTCGGAGACCGCAATCTTCCTAGCAGACAAGGATGACGGAATGGGAGACATCCGCTCGGTCCTCAAAGAGGAAATGGGCAAGCACCACGCTGAGATGACCAACAAGATGCTTCTGCAAGATGTAAGCACAGCGGCTGGCAACAACTTCGAGTCGATTGACCGAGTGACCACCGCTGACAGCACAGCAATGACATCTGGTACGCACTACGACGCTGGAGACGAGGACATCTACTCCATCGACAGAAGTGCAACCGCAAACTCTTGGTCATTCGCCGAGGGTAACGCAGACACCAGTTCAAACAACAGGGTACTAAGCCTAGACCAACTGGACGACTTGTTCCAGAAGATTTGGGTCCGTGGTGGAAACCCCAAGGTTATCCTGACCAAATACGACACTCTGATGAGACTACAGCAACTGCTACAGTCACAGCAGAGGTTCATGGAAGAGAAGAGAGTAACACCAACCTACAACGGTGTGAAAGGTGTACCGGGTATGGAAGCCGGATTCGTCGTAGCAACCTACAACGGTGTGCCAATCATTCCTTCCAAGGACGTAGCAGCAGACGGTATCGGAAGGATGTACTTCCTCGACACCGACTACATGTACTTCAGCACAGCGATACCAACTCAGTACTACGAGAGTGGAATAGAAACCGGTGACCCATTCGCCATCAACAGGCTTGGTCAAGAGGGAATGTACAGGACCATGGGAGAACTATGGACCACTTTCTTCGGTGGACAAGGGAGTATCAGGGACTTGCAGTGAGGACTGAGATTAGGAGAAAATAAGGTAAGGTGAAAAAAAATGACAGTATTTACAGCAAGCAATGGCGGAATAACAGTGAAAGCAGATGACGGAGACGTGACGGATGTCAGTTTCCTTCTAGACCTAGACATGAGAACAGGAACTCTAGGAAGCAGCACAGAGTGGTTGAAGGGCTACGGCACCCAATACCCCGGTGGTGGAGTCGATGAGTTCGGAGCAAGCAACAGCGATGGTGCAGCAGAAGGCGGCCTAAGGCTGCTAGTTCTCGAACTAGACTTGGAATCAGCAAACGCAGAGCCCCTAATCTTCACAGAAGGCGTAGACAAAATCGTGGCAATCCTCGGATGCAACATGCCAGCGGCAGTACCAGACAAGACAATATCAGTGTCTTTCACGGACACCGGAATTGACAACGGAAGCAGCGCACCAGCAGCAACAGGTGGCGCTCTACCAGCACTCAACTTCCACGCTGAGGCCGCAGTCGACAACCTACAGATATCACTACTGGTACTAGCCTGAGGTGGTTAAAGTTGCCAACCGTAACCTTTCTCGGCCCTGAGTTCTGGAGAAACTCTCCAGATTCAGGACGTGAGTTCAATAGGGCGGTTCCGCAAGAGAAAACTCAGGCATGGGTAGATGAGTATCGAAGATACCTAGTCGCACCACATTGGCGGGTCGAGGGAGACGAACCCCTCACCGTCGATGTTGGTGACGACGGCCTACCAGACGAAGGATGGCGCAGAGCAGACATCATAGACTGGATAAGAGCGAACGGCGGAACTGTTGGAAGAGTGTACCAAACCAAGACACAACTTCTAGGACAAGTCGATACAATACTAAACCCACCCGCACCTGAGCCGGTTGTCGAAGAGGCAGTCGAGGAGCCAGTTGTGGAAGAAGTGGTTGAAGAGGTTGTAGCAGACGAGGCAACAGACACGGAAATAATGGAGGAATAAGATAATGACAGTAACAATTGACAGCAGACCAACAGTATTCGGAGACAGAATGATTGTGACCGGCTCATACCAAGCAGGTGACACATCAATAGCACTAGGCGGACTACTAGCAAGCATCGACGCAGTGATAGTCAATCCATCAGCAGTTCAGACTGCAAAGCATCAGGATGTTGACATAGCAAACGGCACATCCTACGCAGCAGTAACTGCATCGAACCTTGACACAGCAATCTACAGTGGTACAACCATCACGATTGCACCAGTCTTGGCCGGTGAGACCACAGCGGCAGGTACGTTCTTAGCGATAGGCCGCCGCTCTTGAGGCGGTGACCTAGATGGCGAAGACATGTACGATACTTGGACCGTATGCCCCTACTGACTTCAATGACAGTAGTGCGAAGACGACCATACAGAACGCAATAGTCACTGCCATAGGCGGTAATACGCCTGTGGCGGCTGACCCACATACGATTCTGGGTAACATATACATATTTGTAACAACGAGTTGATGGTGAGGGATATGAATGGGTTTCGATTTACAAACTCTTGAAATCACCGACATCGAACGTGCACAGAAGCAGAACGTAAGATTGGA